GCAAGCCATCATCAGGTTCTCGTTTAGGAAATCGAATATCCTATCCGTATTTCCCTTCACCCCACCGACGAGACCTGCCGCATGGATGATGGTATCGATTGTGGGATTTGCCTCCACAAATGCAGAAACAGATCCACTCTTCAGCAGATCAAGTTCCTGTCTGTTTGGCTTTACCCCAAACGGGATAGATGATCCGACAAGACCAGTACCACCCGTCACAAGCACATTAGTTTCTTGGGATGTATGGATATCCACGCGACCTCCTGAGAGAATAAATCATGTGATCCTTCTGATACAGCGAGGGATTCTCGTTGCGCTGATAAAGGGCATCCTTGCCCTGCTCCATCCACCTGTGCTGTATGATCACCTTGTCGATGTACTTTGCCTTACCCATCGCATAACTGACTTCGGTGAACTCATTGTCTGCAAATACACTGATGTAGGATGGATGATAGATGTATCCGAACCTGTCGAAGTAAGGCTTTCCCAAGATGCACAGCGTGTTCAACTTATCACCACGAAGCCCATCATTGTAATGAAGGACTCCATCGAAATCGGGGAAATGCTCAAGCATGTCGTTGACGATATCATCGTCGTACCCAGTCTTTACGGGAATCATGTCATCCGATGCAAGTAGGAGGATGTCGAACTCCCACCCACGATCCATATCGACATTGACTGCGGATATCTTCGTGGTCGAATCTCCATAGAACCAATTGACATTGCTACCCTGCTCGGACAGCCACTTCTTCATGTCATCGTTGTTCATCGATTCGTCATCCGAATCAAAGGAAAGCACGAAGGTTAGTTCGTGCTTTCCTGATGCCATGTTCTTGTACAAGGAGAATACCTCCTTGAACTTGTCTGGTCGCGACCTAGATGGAAACTTGCAGAGAATCTTAACCTTGCGATCCGCCATACTTGAACTCCTTGGCAACTGCTTCCTCAAGTTTCTTCATGACATCGTCCGTGAAGTACTTCTGAGGATTCTCATTGATGTTCTTCTCGAAAGCAGTGGTGCCATCGGGAAGTTCGATGCGGGTGGAGACCTTCTTGAAGATGCCATTGTTGAGAGCGATCTCGGTCAGCCCGTAGTATCGGTTCAGACCGCTGTCGTAGTTCAACTGAACATCGACCTGCTGGTTCTCCTTGGTCAACCGCGACTTGTACAACTTGCAATGGATGATGTTTCCCACGACATCTCCATCCGCATTCTTCTCCTTCTTCTTTGACAGATAGACGATGGTGGATGCGGCATACTTCAGACCGCTGCCACCACCCATCTCCTTGGTCGGGACATAGGCACCCACGACATCGTAGGTGTGATTGGTCATCACAAGGGGGATCCTTGCCTTGCCCAACTTCATCGTGAGGACTCGGAATGTCGCCTTTACTCCCTGCGCCCTTGTCATGTCGCGGACATTCTTGCCCTCAGCCGAATCATTGACTTCCTTCTCGGTGGACAACATTCCAAGCGAGTCGAGGACGATCATCATCGGCTTCCTCTCGCTCTCGTCCATCTCAAGAACCTTGTCAACGATGTTCACACATTGGGTCTTGAACTCCTCAATAGTTGCCACGGGGAACACAGCAACCCTCTTGGAATCCACACCACGACCTTCGAACATGTCTGAGGTCACGGCTTGCTCGGAGTCGAAGTAGAGGACCATGCCCTCGGGATTGTTCTTGAGGAACTGCGCCACAATCCCAAGGGTGAAATAGGTCTTTCCCGTGGCAGATTCACCCGCAAGGGCGATGATCTTGTTGTCCGCAACACCACCGTACAATGATCCCGATAGGAGCGCATTGAAAGCATAGGAGCCTGTGTCAACGAAACCCGCGACATCCGCACCTTCGATTCCATCCTCAACGATGCTGGCAAACTTGTTGCCAGATTCCTTCACGATCTGCTTTAGGAAGTTCACTTTGTTCTCCTTAGAGAGTGAGAGACAATGGCTTTACGCCGCCGTTAGGCACGACAAGACCCGATCCAAATGCTGTGTTGTACTCATTGACTATGCCCGTCTCAGGCTCAAGGCAATAGATGATCTTGTCGCCATTGATGGTGACCACATCTTCCTTGGCAAGTGGGAGCCAAGGAACGAGAGCAAACTCTCCACCCTTGACCTGTGCGATCCATGCTGGCTTCTTCAGCGTGTATGCATTGTTCTCAATGGTTGTGTTTGCGAGAAGCATCTCACCCGTCGTCAGTCTAAGCAACTTCACACTCATGTTCTATACTCCTTTGTTGGGGTTTCACACACTCTAGCATAGTTAGGATGACAGTCAACCTAACACAAATGATTCTGTGCAACTCAGCCGAAGAGACTCTCAAGCGTATCGACCTTCTCGTCAGACCATCCAAGGACACCAAGAATGGTGCGAAGAGGCTCAAGGAATGTCTTGTCGAACTGAAGATCATAGTCGATGAATCCATCAAGACCCAACTCATCAGGGATCTTGCCCGTGAAGGCAATGACCTTCTCATTCAGCATGTTTGGCGTGATGAGATAGATGAACTTGATCTTGTCGCCTTCACGGATCTCTTGATACTTGCCACCCAACTTGTTCTTTCGAAGGTGGTGGTTGTAGATCAAAGATCCCTTTGTCGCAATCGGCGTACCCTTCTTGTAGATGTTGGTCGGGTCGAAATATTCACGCAGACCATTGCACCCACGGGGGAATGCCACCTTCTCGGGCTTCAGCCCCTTGAATTCATTCCTGAACTTCGCGACGAAGTCATGCACAGCAGACTCGTCCTTGTTCATGATGGTTGAGATAACATTCTTGAGGGCATTGCGGACAACCTCGGGGGTGGATGAACGGGCAGTCTCAATGCCCATGATCTTCAGTTCGGGTTCCTTGAGGTAGACATTCTCCTCACCCATGCGGACATTCAGCATGTACCGCTTCTTGGCAGTCCATATGCCCTTGGCAGCGATGGACTCCCGCTTCATGTGCATCTTATTCTCGTAGGCATTCATCATGTCCGCGAGTTTGTCATAGGAATCATTTATGACCTTCTGAAATGCATCATTGGAAACCTTGTCTATGAACTTCGTGATCTTCTCCTCATCCATCTCGTTCGGGAGGAACTTGTCCACGACTCTTCCAAGGTCAAGGTACACGGAGTCGGTGTCGATTGCGATCACATAGTCTGCATCGACCGATCCAACCACCTTGTTGATGTACTTGTTGAGTTCCTTCTCGACCCATTGAACCGACAACTGCCCCGACAGGGTGATTGCCTCAGCGATCTCCTCGTCATAATAGCGGAACCACTCGTTGCCGATGGCACCGAATGCCGAGTTCAACTGAATCTTACGGACAAGTTGGAAGTTATGGTACTTGCTTATTGCAAGCGATAGACCTTCTCGTTCCTCTTTAGAAGCATCCTTGGGAAGGGTCTTGAGTGCAGCCTTCGCCTCAAGCATGAGCCGCTTGTATTCCTTGCGCTGCTTGTACATGGTGTCCATGAGTTCTGGAAGAAATCCACGAACATCCCTTCGATAAGTCGTACCATTTGCAGCAAGGCAGAGTTCTTCTCTCTTGGCATTGGATATGGCAGTAGACGCAGACTGCGTTCCTTCGATAAAAGACGATGGAGTGACCTCTCTACGCAGACCGTGGTGCGTCTTCGTCTCGGGGGATAGGTTGTACTGCATGATGAGGTGGGGATATAGAGAGTCGAGGTCGAACGACACAACCCACCTGTGCATACCGACTTGCGGATCCTTGACATACGCACCTTCAAATGACGCATCTTTCTTTCCTTTCTTCTTGGGGGGAATCACGATCTTCTTTGCATGGAGATAGTGATAGATGATCTGATCCCAAGTACGGACTTGGGAGAAGACATCCTGCATGTTCACCTTTGCCGAATACGCAAGCGAGACGGCAAGTTCAAGCAGCCGCAACTTGGCTTCAAGTTTCTGAACGAGCAGGGTATCCTGAATGTTGTACTGCACGAACTTCGTGAAGTCGTTTCGGTAGAAGTCCGCGAAGTTGTCGTGTTCCTGATACGAGATCTTCTTCTCGCCAAGTTCCACGGACGCGATGTGATCCAACTTGTAGGACTCGCGGGTCACATATGTGAACTTCTTGTAGAGGTCGTAGTAGTCGAGGGTATTGATGCCGACGATCTCATAGGTGATGTTCTCTCGCCCATTGATCTCGACCTTGCGATCCTTCAACTTGCCCCACGGGGAGAACTTCTTGGCAAAGGAATCACCGAACAGCCTCTGCATCCTGTGTACAAGGTACGGGATGTCGAAGAACTGCACATTCCATCCCGTCACGATGTCGATGCCAAGGGACTGCCATGTCAGCATGAAGTCGCCAAGCATCTGCTCCTCGTTGTCATAGAGGTTGACGAGTACATCGTTCGGCATCTTGGACTTGTCAACCGTGCCAAGGGCAAATGTGTACTTCTTGCTGCCGCAGATGAGGGTGATGACATTCACCTTCTCGTTCGCGGTAGCAATGTTCGGGAAGCCTTCCTCCGACTCGGTTTCGATGTCGATGTAGGCGATCTTCATCACCTTCATGTCATAGTTGATCTCGGAGGGGTACTCCTCGCCTATGAACTGATAGAGGTAGTCCGTGTTTCCGTGAATGGGATAGGACTTGACATCGCTGTACTTCTCCGTGAACTCACGCGCAGAATCGATGTCATCGAACACGATTGGCTCGACATACTTCCCGTCGAGCGTCCTCCATGTCTGAGACCTCTGGCTCAACACGAAGAGGGAGGGCTTGAATGCCTCCTCCTCGGTGAACGCGACTCCGTTGTGATAACCACGATGTAGAATGCGATTGCCGCGAATGGCGACATTCGTGTAGAACTTGCTCATGCTCTAAGTATACCTCACTCCAAGACGGAGGCAAGGGTATTCGGGATCTCTTCTTTGATTCTGTTCTCTGCCAACTGAATGTATTCGGGATTCAGTTCAGTACCCACAAAGTTCCTATTGTTCTCTAGGGCAACGACTGCCGTGGTTCCCGATCCCGTGAATGGATCCATCACGGTTCCGCCCTCAGGGCATCCTGCAAGGATGCAAGGGAGTATAAGATTCTTCGGATAGACTGCGAAATGCGCTCCCTTGTATCCCTTGGTATTCACAGTCCAAACGGAACGCTTGTTTTTCTTTTCTTCACCCGAAACTGAAGTCTCCTTGATTGCCTCATGGTCATAGTAGTAATGAGACTTCTTGGAGAGCAGGAAGATATACTCATGTGCCTTGGTGCAGCGATCCTCGACGGACTCAGGCATGGGATTGGGCTTGTGCCAGATGATGTCCTGACGCAGCCACCAGCCATCTGCCTGTAGGGCAAATGCAACCCGCCAAGGGATGCCGATGAGATCCTTGTGCTTCAGACCCTTCTGCTCCCTGCGGTTGCCAGGAATGAACGAAGGCATGTCGCGCTGCCCACCGATTGTCTGCGGGGGAGGAGCGACATTCTTCTGAGCCATGTACGAATCGCCAAGGTTCAGCCACAGAGTACCATCAGGACGAAGACAGCGGCGAACTTCACGGAATACATCAACGAGTGCATTGACATACTCGTTGACCTCCTGCTCGGATCCGATCTCAGCAGGTTCAAAATATTGCTGTAGTTCATTTGGGATGTCTTCTTTGTTGTATATCATTTTAGGTATTCGTGATCCACATTTTTCTTGGAGTGTATCCAATGATGGCAGATTGAACACACCAATAACAAATTATCAATATCAGCACGCAACTCAACAGACTCACTAAACGATTTTATATGATGTATGTGAAATGGAACAGATTTATCTTCGACATGGTTTAAACCACACCTCCTACAGATAGCAGCATCTCGTTTCCAAACAGCCTTCACTGCGTCTTTCCATTCCCGAGACTCATAAAAACTCTGTCGTTCTGTCGTTGACCCACCTTTCCAGGTTGGAGAAAGTTCTCCGCGCTTGTTCCACATAGGATTGTCTTCCCCATATGCTCCCCAGTGTTTCACCTTCCTTGCTTCAGAAACATTTCTACTTTTAATCCCATGTTTGCGTATCCAATGTCTTACGGCTGGCTCACTAACAGAAAAGTCTGCGGCTATATCCGCCATACTTCTTTTTTTCACCAAGTATTCAGTCTCTAACCAACCCTTGTCCCACAATAGAGAAGGTTCTCTCCAATGTGTACCCTTTTCAAATCTTCCCAACTGATCTCGTTCCATAGAATACCTCCATACTATGTATATGGAAAAATATTCCAAAGTACGGACAATCAGCAGATAGGTTTTATCCCAAGGCGGTCGAGTTCAGATAATATCATCGTTACCTGTTCTTCGGTTAGATTTGGTTTCAGTCGAACCCCCGTTTCAAAATATGATCTTAAGCCGAAGTACGGAGGTGAGGTAACGCAAGTATGAACAGAGTCTGCATCAATCTGCTTGAGTGCTTCACGGCAGTCTCCCTGTATGATCCTGTAGTTCATGTTTCCTCAATACTTGATGCCACGCGCGAAATGATGCTCCTCGAACGACGAGAAGCCAAAGCATTCCCTAGCATACTCCAAGATGATGTTCTTGTCGAAGTTGTTGCAGGAATACACATCCAGCGTGATGAAGTGGGTGGGTTCGATTGAGTGGATTTGAATGCCACTTTCAATCAGAGGAACCCACCCACTTACACCAGCCTTTGCTGGATAGAGTTCCCTGCCAAGGTGAGTTGGTCCGTGTATTACTATCGGTTGGCTCATTCGGGTCATGCCGATCTTGTCAACGACCCGCTCAAGGAAGCGATAGGTTAGTTCCATGTCATCTGCTGCACCATCCTTGCAGTTGTACATGTCGAGGTAGTAGGAATATCCGAATGGCATATTATTGCTTCCAGTTATTTAGAATCCAACTAGAGGAGTTCATCTTATCCGATCCACCGACACCGAAGATATAGGAGATGTTGTTGTCCCCGACATCCATCTCAGGAATGTTCTTGCTTGTCCTGTCCCCACCATTCGCAAACACGATATGTGCGGAAGGAAACTGAACACGAACCTTGCGGATCGCATCCTTGGCACTGCCATCACCGTCATCAAATCCAATCACAGCATCAACGGACTTGATATTGTTGACGATGTTGCATCGCTCATTGAAGTCGAGAAATGCCTTTCCCTTCTTACGGACAAGCCACTCATCGGAGTTCACTCCAACGATAAGCATGTTTCCTAGTGTCTTTGCCGCATTGAAGTAGGCAATATGCCCACTATGGATCGGATCAAAACCACCAGTGACCAATACGATGTTCATTCGCGCTCGACTCCATAGATGTGTTCCTCGGAGATCACATCGTATTCCTTGTAGTGCTGACCCTTGATCTTGCTGATGTCCCACAATGCTCGGTCACCGACACGGATGTCTTCCTTTACACCTTCTCCCACGGCAATCACCTTAGACCAGACCAATCTGGATGTGATACGCTCATTGTAGATGATGCCAGCCTCGGTTGTCTTTTCGCCACCAAAGTCTCGGGCAAGGACGACATTCCTTCCAATCGGACGCAGATCGTTCATGATAGTTCCCTCGTAGTGCAGTTAAGAAGAGATTCACCATACTGGATCTTGAGTCTCTGATCCTGCTTATATGCGGAAAGAAGCACGATGTAGTTGATGACATCCACCATCGTGTCCTCAAAGGACTCGTCCTTCACATTGGTCTTACCCGACTCAATGATGGAGGAAAGACGGCTCATCTTATCCGTAAGCCGAACCAGGAATCCTTGCTCGGTGGAGCAGATTCCCATTGCCTCAACGCGGGTGAAGTTGGCAAATGGTTCCTTGCCATCATTCCCCGCATAGTCCCGATTCTTCATGTCCATCAAGTCTCGTGCTTGCTTGCAAAGGACTTCGTGATGCTTCAGCAATTCATCTCGCGTCATTTGGTTCTCCATTGTCTTCAGTTCACGCCCGTGCTTCCAAACCCGCCGATGCGGGATGTTCTCTTCTGTGGTCTCTCAAGGCTCTCCATGATCACATAGTCATGGTTCCTCACAAGTTCTGCCTGAGCGATCCTCATGCCATGCGTGATCGTCACGCGAGACAGGGAATCGTTCTTGAGGAGCAAGAAGCACTCCTCGACATAATCGGAGTCTACTATACCCTCGCAGTTCTGAGTTACAAGTCCCAACTTGAAAGAAAGTCC